CTTTTGAAGTTCGTCTGCTTGAGAAGCGATATAATCGTTTTTCATTAGCTTTTTTCTAAGCTCATCTTTGACAACTTTAGCGAAGTCACCGATTTTCTTATCTTTAGCTAAATCTAAGACTTTATCGTCCATCTTTAACCTTTCTTTTGATTTGTTATATTTATTTACCAGCTTTCGGGTGATTCAGGTTCTTCTCCCTCTGCATCACCATACTCACCTTCATCGGTCTCTTGTAAGATTTCTTTTTTGATTTGTTCTCGATCTTCATCTGAGATTTTTAGAACTTTTCTTCTAACCCACGCCTTAGAGAACTCTTTACCTATAAGAGGTTCGACATCGTTGTACAATGATATTTTTTGTACTAGATTATCAGTCTCCATATTCTCTAAGAAAACGTTTTCTTTGTAGAAACTTATAGTAATGTGTTTTCTAATCTCATTCCACTCACTCTCATTAGCAATTAGACCTTTATAGAGCATGTGACGTTTAAGAGCATCCCTAAATGTTCTTAGGAACTGTCTTCTTAATTTCTGAATGAAAGAGAAAAATTTGATCTCCTCTCTTGACACCTGTGATGATGTATAGTCGACATCCACATATTGGGTATCTTTTTCATCATTGACACGTGTAAGTGGAATTTTTAAGGCACTATAAAGTTTTTTTCTGAAGTAAACGATATCACCCAGTTCACCTAAGTTACCAGATTCGTCTAATGTATCAACGGTTGTACCTTTACTACCTTCTCTATTCTGAAACCAATAATCTTCAACAAGAGAAGCAACGTGCATCTGATTTGATATAGTCCCTTTCTCAACGTCATAGAATTTTTTATACTTAAATTTGTCTTTAATTTTAGTAAGTGCAGCTTCTGCCTTAGTAGCAGGTAAATCTCCTACATCGACATTAAATACACGTCTTGATACGGATCTACTAAACCTCATAGGAATAAGCATGTCTTCAAGTGTTACTAGCTGATTGTGTACTTTTATTGCGTTATGTAGATATGATTTTACGATCTTATAGCCTTCGTTGTTCACATCTGCCGCAGAGTCCTCAAATAGTTCACTTGATATATAAATGATCTCTTCAGCTGTGTACTTTCTACCTTCATCGGGTACTTTAAGTTCTTTTCTTCCTGTCAATCCAGCAACAAGTTCTTCAGCGTAAATCCAGTAGCTCTTATCCTTGTTATATGTTAGGAACTTAGGTTCAAGTACGTTAAATCCTACGATACCTTTATTAAGGTCGCTGTTATCATATACAACGTTTATAGCCAATTGACCATCGACATACCATTTTTCAAATAGATATCCAATATTCATCTCAATGTCGAAAATGTCTTCAATCTCTTTAAATGATTCTATAATAGCGTTACATGTACGTTCGGTAAGTTCAGTTTCGTCTACTGAAATTTTTAACGTCTTTAACTGACCGGGTGTAAAGATAGCTTCATTTACGATTTCATCTACTGCCATTCTGCCTTCAGGTGAGTTTGATATACGTCTGTACTCATTAATTAGGTCTGCTTGTTGATATAGAACACCTGTCCTGCTAGAGCGTCTAAACAGTGATAAAGTTTGATCGTCGGTTTCGTCATAAAATCCTATGTTGGGATTTACTGAGTCATGATCTACTTTTACAGCTTTATCTACATGTCTTACGTCCACATCCTGGTCGGTTAAGGTTGTGGGTATCTTATCTTTGAACAGTTTAGTTTTCAATGCTTCAGCTAAGTTCATGTTTACCTTTCTTATGTGTTTTATAGAGAGTTCCTAAGAACTCTCTTAAATCACAATTAAGCGAAAATTTCGTTGAATTCAACACCAGTAGATACTGCGATGAAGTTAAGAGTAATAAACTCAGCAGTTCTAGTTGGTTTAATTGCGATATCAGCGATGAATTGGTTAGAGTCAACAACTTGTGGTGTGTTGTTTTGCTCATTACATCTAACAAAGAAGTCATAAACACCTCTATTAGCTTTGATTTCTCTTAAGTAAGAGTTAACCGTAGATTCGAATCTGAATCTTGTAAATTCATCATTGATCTCAAACACATAGTTTTTAGCCATGATTGAAATAGCTCTTTCAAGTGTATTGAAAAGACCTCTAACGTTGATTCTATCAAACGCAGATGCTTTAGATTGAAGAGTCTTTTGACCCCATACAATAGCATTACCTTGACCTGGGAAACTAACAATTGGATTGATCTTATTTTTGTAAAGAAGGTCTCTTTCACCTTGTGTAGGATTGAAAGCCAATTTAACAGCATTAAGAATTTGTCCTCTTTCGATACCCGCTGAAGCCCACCAGATTTCTCTTTTTGTAGATGTGTCTGCTCTTAGACCTGCAACGTCACCTGCGATGTTTACCCATCTGTATACGTCATTGTATTTGTCGTATTGGTATTTGTAGTTACCGAAAAATGCAGCGAATGAAGATTCAACGTTAAGCTCACCTACAGTTACATATTCGATCAAGTTGTTAACAGCGATAGCTGATTTGTTACAAATAGCATCACCTGCTTTAGCACCAATGAACGCTATACAATCCGATCTATCTTTAGCCAATAGAATAGCTTGTGGGTTACAAAGTTCATTTGCGATAACGATATCGATATCAACCTCTTCTTTGTTAGCGAATATACCACCATCAGTGTTAGTAGCATAAAGATCGATTACATCACCTGATGCAGTATTGTCGAAACTTCCAGCCAATCTTAATAGACCTGTTGTATCATTGATAGATGCTGGCATTTTATCATCTGAAGATAACATAACATACACAAAGCCTGATTGTCTATTGATAACGTTAGTAATGTACGTAGACTTACCAGTGTAATCTTTAGCAGTTGGATCCATAGATACAATGAATTTTTCAACAATGTTACCATCGAAAAGAACCACGAAAGCAATTTCAAGAGACTTAGGTGCCGCAACAATTAGGTCTGGTAAAGATGTCCATTTTTTATCTAAGTCACCATCAAACGTAACATCAAGAACAAGTTCAGTAATGTTCAGATTAGCATTATATTCTTTTTGTACGATTGGTAAAAGTTCAAGTGTCTCTACTGTACCTCTTTTAACCTTACAAAGTAGTTCTTCTCCTACTTCTTCAATAACTTTAGTTCTGATTGAGAAATATAATTCACCTTCATCTTCAAGCTCAGTAACCATAGAGTCTGCTGAAATTGTAGCTGGGAAAATCTCATTACCTGGGTGATATTCGAATAAATCCTCGAATTTATAACCAGCAACTTTTTTACCTTCAATGAAGTCACGTTTATTAGCGATACCTACTTGGATTTTATCACCCCATGTACCGAATGTTTGTGCAGCAATGAAAAGCTTATTTGAATCTGTCAAGAATTTAGGTTTTCTAGCCAATACTTCAGTATCTACTACAGATAAGAACATTTGTTCCCAATCATCACCATTTTTAATAAACACTCTATCTTCAGCATTACCTGAAGTCATCGTGCCACCTACTTCACTATTGTTTACATAACCAAATGAGTTACCTGCTAGAGTGTTAAATGCTCTCGCAACCCAAATTTTGTTAGCATATTGCAAGAAATTGTAAACTTGGAACCATTGATTGAAATTGTCATTACTTGGGTAACCATAGAACGATATAAAATCTTCTACGCTTGTAATTAGCAATTTGTCATCAACAGGTCCTTTCTCAAAGATACCACCGAAACAAGCAATCGAGTTACTTACTTGGTCAACTCTGAGGGACAGGTCAATTTCTCTTACTTCTACACCTGGACTTAACATTATGTTCTCCTATTTTAAGATTTATACTATTTTAACGGTATTTATAAGAGAATAAATATCAATAAAAGGAGCTATGATGAAACAGTACATTGTTCATTTACCTACAGGTAAAGATTATCAAACTATTCTTTATAGGGGTTCGTACATCACTATCAAAAATGGTGAAATTTTCAATGAAGATGCACCCATAAGAAAAACATATCCGAAAATGTTCATCGAGTATAAACCTACTGAAGATAAACCTACAGTAGAAGAGGTAATCGAACCTGCCCAGGAAAAAATGTCATCTACAGTAGATGATTTCATGGAAGACGATATAAATAATGTTGAAAATGATGATGATGTCATCATAGAAACGACATAACCAAAGAAAGGATTATAAATGGAATTTTATGTAGTTGATCTATCTGCGATTGGGGTTAAAAGAAAAGTTGTATCTATTGATGGATATAGCTGGGAAATTATCCATGGTCAAAAGATGAAGAAAAATAAAGTAGTAGAAGTATATCCTCAGTTTTTCAAAGCTATGGGTGAAACTATAGGTGAGACTCCTAAACAAGAAGTAGAAGCAGCTCCTGAGATTGTAGTTACACACATACCAGAACCTGTTGTTACAGAATCAGCACCAGCTGAAGAAGCGTCTATTGTTTCTGAAGAAACTCAAACACCTGCTGAAGATGTAGTTGATGAAGAAACTCAAGCACCTGCTGAAGAAGCACCTATCGTTTCTGAAGATGTAGTTGCAGTTGACGCTGATGAGGTTTTATCAGAAGCATCTAAAATCTTGACAAAAAACGAACTTGAAGCTTTCGCTAGAGACTACGGTATTGAGTTGAACAAACAAAAATCACTCAAAAACATGCTTAAAGAGCTTGAAGATAAACTTAAAGCTTAAGGTTTATTAAATGAATAAGATCAATACAAGAGAAAAACTAGTAGAATATGTTAGAAGTAGATTGGGTGAGCCTATTATTAGAGTTGAGTTAACCGATACTCAAATAGGTTACATCATTGATGAGACTATAACAAAATTCTCTGAGTTCGCTTATGACGGGCAAATGTCAAAACCTATGTTAATACCTTTGTTCCCGAATGTCAAAGAGTACAAGCTAGATAATAGGATTTCTAGTGTCATTGATCTTAAAATTCTTAGAGGTGGTATCAATTATGGTCTACCTCAAGGATATGTTTATGACATGACAAAGATGACTCCTTTGACACTCAATTTAGCTGATTATGAAACAACATTGGCTAAAATATCAAAATTTGAGCACCTTTTTGATGTTAGACCCAATTATTCATTTAACGGTCTTAGTAAAATATTAACATTTCATGAAGACGTTAGCGCTTACTCTAATGCTCTAATTGATGCATCGCTAGATTATGAACCTGAAGCCTTTGACTTGATATACAATCAACCATGGGTAAAAGATATGACAGTGGCACAATGTAAGTACCAATGGGGTAACAACGTAGGTAAGTACAGTGGTGCTCTTATCAACGGCAACACCATAAACTACTCGGACATCAAGTCCGACGGTATGACCGATATTGAAAGGTTAAATGAAGAACTTCTTAAACGATGGTCACCCCCTCTTGGTGTAGTTATAGGATAATTAAACAAGAATTAAGTATTTCTATAATATAATTTCACAAACGACTACAATAAAGGTCATTTGTGAAAATAACTACGTTCAACGCCTTAAAAAATCATAACAAGAAACCTAGGTCACCCTTTAACCAAAGTTCCGCGTTATCAAAATCATTCACTTTCACTACTATAGATGTCAAAAGTCTTAAAGAATGCTTTGACGTTCTTAGCAACAACTGGATACTTTCCAACGCAATATGTATCGACTCACCTATAACCACAGAACGAAAAAAAGTCAACCTAAGCCATTTACGTTGTCCTTCACCTGGAGTTATGGTATTAGACATAGATGACATCAAAACATATGAGCACATGAAAGCTATTATCAAACACTTTAAAAATAGTGATTACAATGTGATTATCGGTAAGTCTAAGAATTGGGACGGGAAAGAAAAATTCAATCTAAAAGGGTTCATGGAAATAAGTTTCACCAATACGTGGCATAACTCTAAAAAATTCATGATGATTCTTAAAGACCAAATTAAAGGCTTAGGTAACATTGACATTTCAGCTTCAACCGATGTATCATTACAAGCACCCACGTTTAGAAGTGACATTTTATTACATAAGGTTGATAGTACATTAAAAATAGATGAAGACTATATAACCCTCAATAACAAGTACATTGAGACTAAAAAGCAAAATGAGTTCATTCAGACGGTGGATACGGCTAAACTCATTCAGTTATGTTATAGCATCTATATAAGAAAGGGATTTAAAGTTATAGCTTCAAGAGGAGAGACATTAAATTGGGAACACTCGTCTGAAGTCAAGTCTCGGGGTGGGTATTTCATGTATATTGACTCACCTCATATAATGCACCACCACAATAAAGAAAAGAGCTTCAATATCTTCAATGAGATTAGACAAACAAAAGAAGGTCAGGATTTCATCAAAGAGCAGAGTGCATATTCTCTCAAAAAACAGTTTGAAGAACACAAAAAAATATATAAAAACGAACTCATCATAAATCAACCTCTGATATCGATTGATGATAAAATGAAGGCTTTCATTAAAAGATTCATGACTAAAGGCGATGTGCTTAAAATAAAGTCAGCTATGGGTACAGGAAAGTCTCTTGTTATTGATGAGGTTATTTCTGAAGCTAAAGAACTATCACACCGGGTATTATTGATATCGAATAGGATCTCGGTAGCATTAGACTATGCTAACAAATATAACATTAAGACTTACTTAATCGATGGTGATGATGCATGGAAACCAGGTGAGGACTTGATCGTACAAATGGACTCTTTATGGAAGTACAATCTAAAAGACTTTGATATAGTTATTTTAGATGAGTTTGTATCTCTTATGTTTCAAGTGATAAACTCCATGAAAGATGATATGAGACCGTACAACTCAGCAAAGTTTCACCACATACTGAAAAACAAGAAGATAGTATTAGCAGATGCTTTCCTTTCAGGGTATGAAGACGACTTTTACGAGAAAAAGGACATTTATTACATTCAGAACAATCACCGGGACGTAATAGACGTAATGTACTATAACAAAAGAGATATATTCGTCGAGAGTATAATCAAAGCACTAGGTGAAAAAGAAGACGATGAAACCGTGACTGCTAGTATCATGAGCAATGACGTTATAAATGCCATATATGACATAGCAACAGATGCCGGGTTTAAAGTGTTCAAATTGACCGGGTCTACATCAGATGACGTTAAGAAAGTCATATACAAGCTGTTTGAAAAAGATGTAAATGAAACCTGGGATCTTCTATTATATAGCCCAACCTTGACAGTAGGTGTATCAAACATGAATAAGTGTACACATCATTTTCATTATGATGCGGGGAATGCGGCAGATGTCATATCGTCACTACAAATGGTTAAGAGAACACGTCGAATGCAGAAGCTTCATCTATTCTTAAAAGAAATAGTTAGACTTGAACCAACAGATGCAGACACGTTAAATGAACTATTCAATCAGAATATAGAGAGGTATTTCAAAGGTCAGGCTAACGGTATCAATATTCAAGTAGATGATAATGCCAATTTTATTCTAAGTCCTATAGGGAAGTTCATGAATAAAATACAAGCCTTTCAAAACAGATTAGAAAACAATCATAAGCTATCTTTTAATGTTCTATTAGGTGAGCAGTTCAGATTTACAACATCAGTAGAAGTTACCGAAAGAAGCTCAATCAACTTCAGTGAATGTATCAAGCAGACTAAGCAGAGAATCAAAGATGAGATGATGATGCTTATAGACACAAAAGAGAGCATATGTTATAGTGACGATGTGGTCGATCTTCTTAAATCAGGTAGGGCGTTAAGTGACAACGAAAAGGCTGATATCATCATATATGAGATTCAACAAAAAGTAACAGGTTATAACGATTCAGAATTGATTGATATAGCCAAAGCTGAAGTAGCTAGTGATTACAAAATGACCAAGAGGATCTCTAATCTCTTGCTATTGTACAAAAAAGATGTACTGTATATCAATAATCAGATAGATAAGATCATAACAAGTGGGGTAACGACAACTGAGGTCAAAAATGAAGTTAACTTCCTACGAGACATAAGTAAGTTATTTACATTTAAGCTGAGTGATTGGTACTCCGAGAATGACATACGTGACATTCAGGTACAGTATAAACTAAACGACTTCAAACAGGTACTAAGACGTGTAGGATACGACAAAAAGGCATCTAGGTATCACTTAAACCCGGATGTATCTAAGTACTTCAAGTACTTTATGAAGTAACCTTAAATTTAAGTTAAATTGAGATATAATTAACGACATAAAATGAGAGAGGATTTATATGTTTAAAAAATGTAGCTTTTGTGGTAAGAGAGAGACACCACTAAACCCGATGCTAACATCTGTTATTGACGGTAACGATGAGGTCAATATATGTAAACTATGTGTTACATCTGCGGCAGAAGTAGTATCGGATATCAAAGATAAAGCATCACAAAAGAAGACAGTACGTGACAATTTTGAAGGTGATGTTTCAGAACTATTATCCAAACTTAAAAAGCCTACCGACATCCATAGGGAACTAGATACACATGTAGTAGGACAAGACAGAGCTAAAATCGTTCTTTCAACTGCCATTTACAATCACTACAAAAGAATCGTACTATCAAAAAATACAGATATCAATGTAGATAAAGCTAACATTATGATGATCGGACCTTCAGGTTCGGGTAAAACATTTCTAAGCAAAAAGATATCTGAAATTATGGACGTACCTATTGTTATAGCAGATGCTACTTCATTGACACAAACGGGATACATTGGTTCAGATGTAGAATCTATGTTAACTCATCTTTATATTGAATCGGGTAATGATGTTCGAAAGACTGAGAGAGGTATCATTTTCATTGATGAGATTGATAAGATATCCAAAAGACCCGACAAGCAAGGTAGAGACTCTACAGGTGAAGGAGTACAACAAAACTTACTCAAAATGATTGAAGGTAACAAGATACAAGTACCACCTACATTTACAAAAGGTTCACATGAACAAAAGTTGGTAGAGATTGATACCACTAATATTTTGTTCATCATGTCAGGTGTATTTGATGGGCTTATTGATATCATTAAAGAACATCAGAATAACAACGTGATCGGGTTTGATCGTGATAGACACACAAAAATAAGCAAAGATAATGAAGAGTGGCTAGAAGATTTGAAAACTGAGGATCTAGTAGAGTATGGTTTCCTTCAAGAGTTCTTAGGACGGGTACCTGTAGTAGTAACACTTGATACATTAACAAAGACAGATTTAGTAAATGTGCTTGTAGGTACAAAAAACTCTATGGTAGATCAATATAAGTCTATTTTTGAAGTAGATAATGTCCAATTAAGTTTCGATAAAGGAGCTATCGACCGAATAGCAGAAGAAGCAATTGAAACTAAAGTGGGTGCTAGAGGTCTTAGACGTATAATGGAGAAGATTTTAACACCTTACATGTACAACATTGGAACTACCAGTGAAGTCATTATTAATAAAAGAAATGTTACAATGTCTATCAAACAAAAAGGTAAAGACTTACCTAAACTAGTATCAAAAGGAAACTAATGCCATATTACATACCAACAGTAATTGAAAAATCAGGTAGTACTGAGAGAACCTATGATATCTATTCTCGATTAATCAAGGATAGAATCATCTTTTTGGGTACAGAGATTGACGATGATGTATCCAATGCAGTTGTAGCACAACTACTATTCCTTGAGACTCAGGACCCGGGTAAAGAGATTAGTCTATGGATTAACTCACCCGGTGGTGTCATCACATCAGGACTTGCGATATATGACACCATGAACTTTATTACAAGTCCTGTCAAGACTGTATGTATTGGTCAAGCATGTTCTATGGGAGCATTTCTTCTAAGTGCAGGTGAAAAGGGTAGACGTGTATCTTTACCTCATAGCACTATCATGATTCATCAACCATTAGGTGGTGCAGGTGGTCAAGCAACTGACATCGAGATTACTAACAACGAGATTCAACGGCTTAAAAAGCTCCTTACTACTAAAATAAGTGAGCATTCAGGTCAAGAGTACGAAAAAATGCTACATCTAATGGAACGTGATAAGTTCTTAACACCTGAAATGGCATTAGAATTAGGTATCATCGATAGCATCGTTGGTAAAATCTAAATAAATACAATAAATTCAAACTTCATGTTTGAATCAACCTCAAAATAAAATTTTTATTGAAATTTTGAGGTCACTTCGCAATTGCTGCTTCCTTTTTTCCTTCAAACATAAACAATCCACATCATAAATAATTGTAATTAACAGCATAAGAGGCTAATTATGGTTATAGCTACCACAGAAAAATATTTTAAATATGTCAGTTCTTATATGAGTTATAATGTTAATGTTATTAAAACCCTCATATTTAGAAAAGGTATCAAAGCAGACCTGCTAATACTCGAATACGAGCTATACAGTGACGAGGAAATAATTAATATAAGTAAAACTTATAATACTCCTATATGGCTAATACTGAAAGAAAATGATAAGAAAATGATATCCTTATCCAATCATGTCAGTTATATATTTAAGGCACCGTTAGATGTAGAAGAGTTGAACTCTATGCTTAAACGTGCCTTAAATAAATACATTTACAATATGAATAAGGAATAAGATGAAACTGCCTAATATAGATGATATCATACGTGAATTAGATTTACCTCGTGATAATGAGGATTACTATCTCGATGCATATGGTCATAGAATATCATTTAAAGGAATAAGAACACTCAAAAGGGCTTATACAAAGCTACCTCTAACACGTAGACATGTCGAAGAGATTGTTAAGTGTGCTCAAGATTTTGAGTACTTTAGGGACAACTATTGTATCATTCTTACAAAGACTGGATATGGTCACGTAGAACAAAGGGACTATCAGAAAAGGCTTTGTGATGATCTAATAAATCATCATAGAATCATAGGTCTTTGGTCTAGGCAAAGTGGTAAGACTGTTACCACTGCTACATATCTCTTATGGAGAGCGTTGTTTGGTAAAGAAGAGAACATTGGTATTGCAGCGAACAAATTAGGTCTTGCTGTCGAGATTCTTGATAAGATCAAAAATATATTCCTTAACCTACCTATATGGTTATCTCAAGGTATCAAAGTATGGAACAAAAGATACATAGAGTTCGAAAATGGGTGCCGTGTAATGACATCTGCTACTAATGGTGACTCATTCAGGGGTTATTCATTACACCTATTATTCGTGGATGAGTGTGCTTTTATTAGTGGTAAAACTTGGAAAGAGTTTGAAGACTCGGTATTCCCTACAGTATCGGCAATCGAAGGTTCACAAATAATCATAACAAGTACTGCTAACGGTCTTAATCACTTCTATCAAATGGTAAAGGGTGCCAAGTCTGGTAAATCAGGATACAAGTATAACGAGATGCAGTGGTGGGAAGTCCCTGGTCGTGATAACAAGTGGCGTGAAGACGTTATAGCACAAAACTCTCTTATATACTTCAATCAGAACTTTGGTAATGAGTTCTTAGGTTCTAGTAGTACACTTATCGACGCCGGTGTACTAAAGAACTTACCTGTAGATGAACCTATAAGCATTAAAAAAGAAGGTATACACGGCATACGTACATATGAGAAGCCTATACCTGGACATAACTATGTACTAGGGGTTGACCCTGCGAAAGATGGATTAGACTACTTCGCAATCCAAATTATAGATGTAACGACTATCCCGTTCAAACAAGTTCTTTCAGCTAACTTACAGATTAACTACTTAGATTTGGCACTACCCATATATAACATCGCATTAGAATACAACGAAGCGTTTGTTATCATTGAGAATAATGAAGGTGCGGGTCAGTCGATTGCTGACATGTTATGGAATGTATATGAATATGAAAACTTATATAAAGATAAAGGTAAAAAATTCTACGGGTTCCGTAACACTACAAAAACACGTAAGTTGATGCTTACCCAGCTTAAAGCTCTTATTGAATCTGATAACTTAATCATATATGACAAAGAGACTCAGGAAGAGTTCTTTCACTTCTTAGAGATTAGAGGTAAATTCCAGGCAGATGAAGGGTATCATGATGATCTTGTAATGTGTTTAGGTATAGCTATATCATTTCTTAATGAAGTAAAAAACTTTGAAGACATGGCTAGATACGTTGAATTGCTTCAGAATGGTAAAAATAAGGAAGATAAACACGAGGAGACGGAGCTTAAAGCACTCTTAAAAATTGGGGCATTTGAGGATCATAGTGACTCTGATTATAAGAATCCATATGCGGGGGATTCACTCGATGGTAGGATGTCATATAACTCTTATCATAATGAATATGACCCGTTTGGTTCAGAAAAAGGTCCTTGGGAAGTGGATTAACCCCACTCACCAAATACATCTCTTGTATCAACTTCAATGTTTATAGCCTCTTTATTCTGAGTTATCCTAGATGGTACTTTTTCAGGTGCCGGAATTGTTTCTAAAGGAGTCTCATCTATAGGTTCTTCTACCTCATCATCATCTATTGGGTCGATTTCGTCTGTTAACTGTTTATTGAATGCTTCCATAAATTCATCTACATTCAACTTAGGATTTGCTCCCAGTGGTACTAATACAGGATCTCCTTCAGGTTTGTTGAAGACTTTATCTAATGTAGTGAAGTTAAAATCATTTAAGAAGTCCTCAGTTTGTTCTACCGGAGCCTCTTTTTGATCTGCATTGTAAGCCCATAACTTAGCTTTCATTAGATACACATTCTTTTTATTTGTATAAGTGAACATGTTATTCATTCCGGGTACTGTATGTTCGACATAAGTAACCTCAAATTTCTTTCCGTTAGGTAGTACTAATATATCACCTACCGCTTGTAATTTGAATTGTTCGTATCCTATAGTATCAGCATTTGAAGCGCTTATATAACAATTGAAGGTTTCAGTATTAACAAACCCGAACTTTCCGAACATATTACCCAATGATTCAAAATCCTCGGAGTTCTCTGGTAGTACATTGACTTTTAAAACGTCACTCTGCTTGAATTTTTTATGGGTGTACTCCCCGAAAATAAGGTCTAAGTTCTGTCCGGTAGATTTAACGTATGTTATTGTAAGACCAAACATGTCTATATTTTCTTCGGTCATTGAGTTGAATAGTTCGTACTCTTCATCATAATTGTTTAGATTCCATGACATATACAGTTCCTAATGTTAGATAAATATATTTATATGATAGTAAAGGTTACACATGCTAAGAGCAAGAATTTTATTTAACAAAGACCCAAAAAACTCGTTAGAAAATGTTAGAATGATGTTTGACGATTATGCGGCAGTTAGTCTTCTGCTTAACAATAAAGTATATCAAGTCACAAACGGAGAAGTTACAGTATCACCTTACGAATTCCTTAAACATAAGGCTGATGTATCATTTGATATACTAGTACCAAATGCTTATGTTTACACTAAGGCTGAAAAGTTCTTACAACGACAGATAGGTAAACCTTTTGACACATTCGGTGCTACTCTAGGTCAGTACTTGGGGTTAGGGTTTCAGTCGGGTGATAAATGGTACGATGCTGAGATTGTATCTAGATTCCTACAGTACTGTTTATTTGATGAAATAATGGAGTATAACGCTTCTAAAATGAATCTTAAAACACTTGCTATGATTTGTGGGTCTATTGTAAAAAATCAATCTGATAGAAAACGAGCCGTACTCACTAAGAGCACAACTAGCACAACTAACACAACGGTTACTGATACGACAATCGAATAATAAAATAAGTAAACATGTTGTATAATAACAACATGAAATACTACAGAACCTTAGGGGTGTCACCTGACAGTACACCCGACGAAATAAAATCAGCATATAGAGCTAAAGCTAAACTTCATCATCCCGACAAAGGTGGTGATGAAAACATCTTCAAAGAAGTCAATGAGGCTTATTCTATCTTATCCGACCCAAACAAAAAAGCTGGATATGATCTACAGTTTAGTTCGTCATATACAATTCGCGACCTTAACATTTATCAGATGTACAATGTTCCAATTGAACACGTTTACTTCGGTGGGAAGGTAAAGATAAACAAAGGCGGAAAGATTGTCGAGTTAGACGTACCTAGAGGTATGACAAACGGAAGTACACTCGTTATTCCCGGTAAAGGTGACACCGACGGTAAACGTGTGGGTGATATGATAATAAAAGTCTATATCCAAATGGACGATCAAGTGAAACAGGTGGGTCCGTTAGATTTAGAGGTACTTGCTAATGTATCTCTTGACGATATGTTAGATCGTAAACCACATCATTTAAAGCTTTGGGGTAGAGACGTGTGTACAGTAATGATACCTGATAAATTTTCATCGACTAATGTTCTTAGAGTAAAAGGACACGGAATGAGACATGGACTGTTTAACGCTGTAGGTGATCTATATGTTAGATTTAATGTAGAGTTTCCTAAGAGAGGTGAAAATGAAGTTTAGTCCTTATTCATATAGCAAGATCGATTCGTTTAAACATTGCCCTCATAAGTTTAAATTATCATACATAGATAAGATAAAGGTATTCACTACAAATGAAGCCCTTGAAAAAGGCTCACGTGTACATCAGATCATTGAACTTTGGGTACCTAACCAAAAAGAACTACCCGCGTTTAATTACGTTTTACTATCTGAAGAGAAACAGCAAGAGGCTGAAAATATAGCCTTAAAATTCATTCAGTCTGAGATGGGTCAATCTTACTTACTTCATCCCGGTGCTATAGGACATGAGATACATATGGGACTGGACACTAAGTTGTCACCCTCTAACTATCACAATCCTAACACTATGCTTCGGGGTAAGATTGACTTCTTAATTAAAGATGGTAGAACTCTTATTGTCGTCGATTGGAAGACTGGTAAAGTGAAGTCCCAGGAATACCAAACAAACGATCAGGTAATGCTTTATTCTATTTGGGCATTTAACATGTTCTCCGACATAGACACTGTTATTGCCGATTATGTGTACGTCGAGCACAATGAAATAAATACATTCAGATTTGAACGTCAGTACTACAAAAATTACACACGTTCATACGCTAACCACATTAAAGCAATCGAGACTGAAACTGTATTCCCTAAATCAGTAGGTAGACTTTGTGACTGGTGTGATTATAAAAAACAAGGCATTTGTGATGCTAAGGAGACCGTATGACATTGAGCGATTTAAACTCTTTTTTATTGCGAAAAGGATTCAAAGTCGATCCGAGGGATGGGTCCCTCGTAAAGACAGTTAGGGACATGGATAAAAGATACGTTATTAAAGACAATCAAGTATTCATGGAATCAAAATCCCGTAAAGACGTAACATATAAGCTAGTGGCGTTTTCCGACGTTAGAGAGATTTATGTGAGTGATAATGATAAACTTAACGGGTTTCAAAGGTATATACCTAATCAGAAAGGATAATTATGAATACTATTATAGCGTTCTTTAGTAACATAAAGAATATGGTTATAACAGGTGTGACATTGGCTTTAGGCTTTCTTCTATGGAAAAATTATGATGATAGAAGAGATGCTGAGAATGAATTAGAAGACATAAAGGATCAGGTAGCGAACGAGTCTGCTAAAGCTGAAGTTCAGATTAAAGAAGCTGAACAAGAGGCTCAAGAGTTGGCTCATAAATCTACAGTTGAGGTCCTAGAGAAAAGAACTGAAGCGGTTCTCGAAATTGATGCTCAAGTAAATGATATTAAATCTCAATTAGAAAAGGTAAAACCAAATGAGACAATTACTATTAGCGTGTAGTGTTCTTTTTATAACTGGTTGTGCACCTATCGCATATCAAAATGTTAGCTCTAAACCTGCAGTATTCCCCATAGAAAAGTTTTCTCCTATGGGAAAGTACGACATCAAGAATGTTGGTACTCGTACAGAAAACAACGTTACATATGTGATTTTACCCGCAGAAGATTTTAATGCCTTTGTACAGGAATACAAACATGTTAAGAGTGAATACAACCTATTATACAATGGTGTGTCCACGTTTAACGAGAACCTACCTCAACCTGAATAATTAAGTACAATTGTACTATAATACAACTTATATAATGATTAAAGGAAACGTATGAGCTTAATCGGTAAACTCTCTAAGAACAAGAAAATCCAGGAGTTCATCTATAAAGATGAACAAACACCTAAAGACTTCATTAACACAGGTTGTCTTTCGTTGAACATTCTCTTTAGTGGAAAACTCGACGGGGGAATTCCAGTAGGTAAAGTCAATCAGATTGCAGCACCTTCTTCACTCGGTAAGTCTTTTATCGGTATGAAAGTAGCAAAGAACGCTCAAAAGAAAGGTATGGAAGTTGTATATCTTGACAGCGAGTTCGCATACGATCCCGTCTTCGCTGAGAACGTAGGTATCAATACTGATAAAATCCTTGTTATCCAGGACAATCAGATTGAATCATTGTTACAAACAGTAATGCAGATTGCTAATGATCTTGAAAAAGAAGAGAGGGCTAAAATCCTTCTTGTTATCGACTCTTGGGGTGGACTTGTTACATCTAAGACAGTTGAAGATGCTACAATAGGTAAAGACGTTTCGGATATGACAGTATCTAAGAAAAAGAACTCGTTTGCTCGTCTATTAACTGGACTTGGTTTCACCGTGTTTGTGATAAATCAGGTCTATGATTGTGGTACAGAAAATGTTACTGTTATGACTTCTAATGGAAGTGTATCACTCAAAGACATATTAGTTGGTGATAGCGTTATGACTACTGAAGGATGGCAGACTGTGCAAAACAAGTTTGAATATACAGATGCTATAACATATGATATTGAAATGGAAGACGGTTCAATAATGTCATTCACTGAAGGTCATAAATTCTTAGTAAGTAGAGAAGGTAAAGATATTTGGGTACCTGTGGGTGATTTAGTACCTGACGATGATATTTTACTTTATGACGACACAAAGTTATATACGTTATCATAAACTCGTATGAGTTTATGAGTTCATATAAATATCTCGAAGGAGTTATTTATGAACGGAAAGGTATATTATCATAAGTTTCCCAATGGAAAGGGATACATAGGCATAACAACAAAAGAAGTGCAAGATCGTCTTAAACAACATATTAGATCAGGTCACCTTTTTCATAAGGCTATTAAGAAATATGGTGTCGAATCTATAGTCACTACAGTTCTTGAAGAGGGTATAGATGACATTTATTATCTAAATGAAAGAGAACAGTACTATATATCTTTGTATGATACATATAACAATGGTTATAATTTGACCTTAGGTGGTGACTCATTATATGTTACTACTAAAGGCAAGACGTATGAAGAAATATATGGTCAGGAACGATCAATATTACAAAGAGAAAAAATGTCAGCGAAACAAAAAGGTAGAGTCTTTACTGACTCTCACAAAGACAAACTGAAAGAGAACCATGCTGATGTATCCGGGTCTAAAAATCCTAAGTTTAAGTACTTCTACTTTTTAAGTCCGTTAGGTGAATTATTTAAAGCTGATATGGGTGTTACAGAATTTATTAGGTCGAATGGTTTAACTGATATTTTAAGTTCAAAAAAGTTCAAAAACAAGTCTAATAATGAGGGTTGGTCTTATAAAGAGTACACCTCATTTGATAACGACGATGACGATGTATTACATGAACTAAAAACTATTCAGTACTCTATGTGGTATGACAGGGTGAGTCCTATGTATCGATACAATCATTACATATCCGAAGTGACTGTAATTGATAACGGAGGAAATAAGACTCATCTATATACAAAAGAAGATATCATAAAATGGTGTAAGACATTTGGACATAGTTATGATCGTTTTTGTAATTTGAGAGCCGGTAAAACAGATAAAATAGGTCCCAATAGTTCTCTATATGGTTATACTATAGAGAAAGGTATAAAATAAAGTTAAAACAGTGTATAATAACATACACAAACAAAGGAATAATATGAAGGTTAAATCAGTTAAATTAAGTGAACAAAAAACAACGGTATATGATATTGAAACTCCTTGTCATAACTACATCTTATCTAATGGTTTGATTAGTCACAACTCAATGAATCAGTACGACCCGTTGGCAATCGGTGGTGGTCGTGGTATCTACTTTGCCTCTTCATCTATTGTATTGGGTTCAAGTAAAGCTAAAGACAAAACGGGTGATGAAGTTACAGGTGCTATCGTAACAGCAAGTACTAAGAAGTCACGTTTCGCTAAAGAAAACTCTAAACTTAAGTACTTGATTAACTATGACGGTGGTATTTCTCCATTTTATGGTATTCTTGAAGATGCTCTTGAGGGTGGATATGTCGATAAACCTAACGTAGGTTGGTATACACGTCCTTGTGTAGAAAATGATAAGAAATGGCGTGAGCGTGACTTGTATTCAAAAGAGTTTTGGGCACCTATCATTGCTAACACTGATTTCAAGCAGTACATTGAGAAAAAGTACACATTCGAGCATGCTGAGATTAATGATGAAGATTTCGACTGGGACGATACTGAATGATAGAAGATTCGCTTATACCGATAGAGGAAGAGTTGTCATTTGAAGTCTCACCTTCGGGTGAGAGAATAAGTAAATTGATGAAAGAATTATCCGAATTCGGTTTTAAAGTGACTAACGTTACTGTTATTAATGATTTTTTATTGTTTGATGTTGAGAGAAATACTTATCTGCTTAGAAAAGTAGAAGATCAATTGAATGATTTGAATTTTTTTGTAGAAGGAGAGGGAATTTGCTTCCCTCTTAGTTAAACTTTAACCTCTACGTATTCACCTTCACTATCTGAAAGTGCTACACCCACGATTATGAGTGGGTTAGTTGGTGTATCAACCCCTTTACCCATACCATCTTTGTCAACTACAACGTATTGACCTTTCTTCACATGTCCTGATACTTTACAAGGAACTCGTCCTTTTAAAGCTATAAATGGCATATCATCTCTATAGTTTTCTTCGCTGTCATTCATTTTGAATCCAGGATTAACAGAAACAATACCTGCTAAAGGCATATTAGCTTGAGCTAATGTAACTTCTTTGTCTCCGCCGATTGAAAGAATTGTACCCATTTCATAAACGATATCAGATTCATATCTTTCCGCGATGTCCGCATGATAAACACCCGCAGCCAACCCATCAAAATATACGGCTCTAATTCTACCGTTAGTCTCGATTGCTGTACCACCTGCACCTGCTGGGTGAGATACATACATGTGATCTCTAAATTCTGAGTCACCTGCTACTACTAATTTCTTAGCCGGGTTTGCAGTACCTATACCGGCATTACCATCTTCGGTGAAGTGAATAGTTTTACGTGCCGCAATACACGCAGAGTCTTTACCATTGATGACAACATCAGAGAAAAGGTTGTCTTGTAGATACAGCGTCGACGTACCACCATCATTTGCCGCAGTAAAGATTCTATAGTCGTCTGAACCTGCAACTGTTTCAAACCGTAACTTTTTAGTAGCGTTTAAGAATGTACCTGAAAGAGCAGATGTAGTACCATTGAATACTGCGTTACCCATAACGTCAAGAGCACACGTAGGATTCTCTACACCTATACCTACACGTCCGGTTGATGTAATGTGTACGATATTATCGGTACAGTTGAAATATGTATCCCCACCTGCATTTTGAATGTGAAGACACTCAGGATCTTCTCCTGCATATGCGTTGATATAGAACGCTCTATTAGTACATGTATTAATGACTAATGAACTTGTTTGATTAATGACTTTAACAGCAGATGCCGATCCTGAGTTAGACGCTACTTGCCCATTAACATCTAAAGCGAACTCAGGTGCAAGTTTTTTGATACCCATTCTACCTTCATTTGTAATATGAACTGTATTAGGTCCTGAGTTAATGATTAAATCTCCTGTCTGAGACGGGTGATTTTGAACAAACATAGTAGAACCTTTATCCAAAAGAGGCTGTAACGAGTTAAGCTCGACATTTCCTGTAGTTTCATTGGGTTCAATTACCAATCTATCTGAGAGTGACGTGTCAACACCATCTTGTACAGTAATAGAAGGAACTTTAGAGAAACCTTTATCGAAAGAAACCCAACCCCCGAATCTAGCTTCCTGAGTGATTAGAGCGTCACCCCAGCACTCAAACTTGTAACATTTGTCAAATGGATGCGGATCGACATCATTGTTAACAGTCTCTTTATTACCTAAGATAAATCTTCCATCGTCTGTAAATGTAGATACTCTATGTCTTTCAGATGTCACTTCCCAAAGGTTACCATGAATAGTAAGCATACCACCGTTAGGTTGAATTCTCAATAGTGATGAATGAACCTCATTAGTGTTAAGGTTGAATATTCTAGCTGAGATTTCATCTCGGTCGATAGAAATATTACGTCCTCTTCTTTCACCTACAATGAAGTAACCTGAGTTGTGCATATTGAAACCGAACTTAACGTCGTTTTTATAGTCAGCACCTAATTGTTCTGCTGGGTATGTACCGAACGGTTCATACTGCTTCCAGTAAACACCATTAGCATTTTCATCAAAGTGAGGGTGTACCGCTAAGTTGTTATCAATTTGTGACTGCCAAAACTCGATGTACTCAGCGTCACCTGCTTGATCTGTTACTTGTACAAGCTCACCATATTGATACACTGTATCCACATCATATGCTCTTATAGGTCTATTAACGAGAACTGATAGCATGTCCTGAACAATGTTAAGTTCTTTTTTGAGACGTTTGCTTGGTCTACCTATATTGAGTTCGTTTGCTCTTTGACCGTTCTTAGGTGCAAAATATATGTCAAAATCAGTTTCAGTTGTTAAACCTTCGATACTGTTTACAAATAATTTAGCCATTTAATGTTCCTTTATGTGAATATTTTCCATGTGATTATGAATTTTGTAGCACTATCTTTTACTTTTGCCGGGAATGTTTTTATAGCAAATAGAATATCATCAGCAAAAAGACCAGCTTCAGTGTACGCCATTACTGAACTTGTACCTGCACCGTGACCCACACCTTGTTCAATCTCGAATTTATAAACAATAGAGTTACATGTACATGTCACCTCTACTTTAGAGCTGTTAGTTTCTATGTCACTTGAACCGTAAGAAGCATTGAGAGATACTACTTGCTGGACATCTTCGTTACCTAGAGTAATGAAGTTAAGATCGAGCGTATCCATTTCGTATTCTTGACAGAAAAGCATAGGTCTTGTTGTATCAAATTTTACTGTGTTAGGTCCTACTTGATATTCTCCACCTACGATCTTAGGAACAAACTTATCAAAAGCTTCATTGTGTCCCATAGTACCGAGGGAAAGTTTGTTGATAGGTACAGGTCTATTGATACCAGATAACAAAGATGCTAAAACGGCTCTAGCCCCATCAACTACTAGGTTTTTATCTTCAAAGCTATCGACGATTTTGCCGTCTTTGATAGCTTCAAGTGTAAATTCACCTCTTAGTTTAAAATCTATAGTGTCTATCATATTTTTAAACCTTTCTTATATTTAGACTATTTATCATAAAGCAGAATGGAACAACGTATTTGACGTTCTAGTACAATCTAGTGCCGCAATTTCATTCTGTCTATAATTGAACATACCTTCTCTTGAAACATACGTATTATCACCTTCGTACTCAATATGCCACCATACATTATTATTGAGCATGTACTCGTTGAATTTCTCAATATATATTGTATTGTCACCTTCGTCTCTATAATATCTACCCAAGTTGTCATATGATGTAGGATATAGTCTACCATCTCCTGTCATATACATATATCTACCTTCTTTAGCAGATAAGAACTCATAACCCGATTTGTCCAACCATTTAGTGGTACCTAATGAGTTAACAAAGAATCTTAATTGTCTAACTTCTTCGAACGTTTGTTTTTCTTCTTTATAAGGAATATCAATGAACTTAGTAGCATTACTTAAGAAACTCTTAGAGTACCATTCAAAGTTCCATTTATCAATATATCTTTTATCTGTACCTTCAAAGTAATAATATACCCACTGATTATTTTCATCGGCATATATTCTTTTGTGTCGAATATAAGGTATATTGACATAGTACTTATTCGATGTAGGATCGAAATATGTTTCATCTAATCTATTGATAAGTGATACAGCTATACCATTTTCATCTATGAAATGAGCATTAGTAGTACGTGATAATACCTCATATTTTATAGTTTCAGGTACTTTGATGTACTCTTCTTGAGCAACCGACACCTGAGTAGTGATTGTGATAAACTCTTGTCCATCATACTGCTTCTCTATAAGTTTATATTCAGTTTCCTTGATTGTTACTATAGAGTTGTATGAGTCTACGTAATTTTTGGGAACATAACATTGAACCACTCTTTCTGTTATATTCCCAGCTTCGTCGCTGATACTCAATGTCGCTTTACCGTCAGGTTGAACTAAGTTTACTTCATAAGGTGTAAGATATATTCTATAATGTTCACCCGTAACATGATTCCATAGATTACTACTGAAATAGAACCAATTGTCCTTCGATGGAGTGTTCACCAAATAACGAGTTTGCATATCTTTTATACCTATACCACCCATAGTATATACCTGTGGTAATTGAATATCACTTAAAGGAGTTTCAGTGCCGTTATCATAATAGAACATTCTATCTTCTAATATAGCGTTCTCTCTCCATATTCTGTTACCTCCAGCTTCTAAGTACCATACTGTGCTACTTGTAACTTGTGCCGGGTTATAAGGTACAGGTATTGAACCACCTGATACTTTAGGCACGTAATAGAATATATCAACTAGATCAACAGCTGTCACATAAACAGTTGCCCCGCTACCTGTTGAGATGTAGTACATATCCCCGTTTGTAGCCTTTGTGATAGTCTCTCTATAACCACCTACCCAAATATACAATGTGTTACTATCTCTCAATGACATATCCAAGTTAGCTGGTACTTTGTAAATGCCGTCATAGTAATACACAAACTCTTTAGATGGTACAACATCTACCTTAAACCCATCTGAATTAATCCAGTATCCAGGTTCGATAACAGATACAAAATCGGTGATCTCTACTTCAAATACCGGCTCATCTAATATGTAATTGTTCTCTACACTCATTTCATGCTGTAACTGAGATACCGACATATTATTAACGTATCCAACAAACGTAGGTGCAGTCGGTACGGTAATTTCTTGTATTAGTACTTCATGTCGTGTGTACTTCGGAACGTCATAAAAACGTTTGATCTGACCTGCACTTGTTAGTACTGGAATAGGCTTACCGTTTGAGTCTTTGAGAATGTTACCCGATGAATCCAGTTGCCATAATGTCTTAATTTCAGGGAACTCATCTTCATCAATATAAATTCTCTCATTGATAGGACTCATATAATAGTAATTAAGTTGATCTTTTACACTTACCGGGTATCTGTTAAGTATAGCTTCATTTTGAGGATCATCGGGTATACCTACATACATTTTCGATGCGTCCATTGCGATGAAAGCACCGTCAAAGTCTGTAAACTTGTTGTTTATTACATCAATTTTTCTGCTATTATCAGATGTTGTTATTTTCCACATAGTAAGGTCAACCGTCTTACTGATATCTGATATCAAGAATCCTAATTTAACTAGGCTCTCTAACACACCACCGATACCATTACCTTCGAGCAACATTTCGTACTCTTCATCCATAGTGTATACATAGTCGTAATGTCGAACAAGCGGCCAATTTGCTATTGTAGCTCTTGTATCCATGTTTAAGTAGATTTTACCGTCTGTAACTCTTGTACATAATTTAGGTACGATCTCTTCCTGATACTTGGCATCTGGCATATATTCGTCACCTAGCTCAATTTCAACTACATATTCAGAATCGTCGGAACCTAAAGCCTCAATTCTGATCTTGTAAGAGTAGTCCATAAATGACGTTGAAGGATACTGCTTAATGATGTCTTCATCATAGAACACTTCTACACCATTCTCGTTCAATAATATAGTATCACTTCTAAGGTCTTGAATTTCTACATCTGTTAGAATTTGTTTAAATCCGTCATCTAATATTATGAACACATATTCATTAGTCAATATTATGTAGTTATCCTCTGTATCGATTGTAGCCAATGCTTCTTCGAATGTTAAAGAACTCTCACTCTCGTCCCATCTAAATGTCTTGATATAAGGATCATCATAATTGCTTAAGAATTCTAGGCTTATGTAACTGTCATAAACAGTTCTACCTTCAAAATCCTCTAATTGATTCTTTTGATACTCATATGAGCTTATACCTTTTACAACGATCTCTAATGTCTCTGGATTAGACACTAATGCGGGATCCTGCATTATATAAACACCTTTCATTTGTACTAGAGGTCTTGCCACATCTATTTTAACAGCATTTAACTTATTATTATAATCGGTAACACCTTCAAATTCGGGCATCCTTACTATTGTTTTAACTGCGAATGTGTTAAAATCTGTAATAGGAATGTACTTGACTTCTTTTAAACCATAAGCTCTGTAATCAGATTCAGTCTCTAAAATAGCTTTTCTAGTTAAAGGTATGTCTAAATCGTAAACATTCCCGTCTCTATCACTTATGTATCGTTTAACATGTTTAAGGTACTTGTTCTTAACGTATTCAAGACGTGTACCGTCTTTAAGTTCGGCTACGATGAATAGATTGTTATCAGCATCTATTGTCTCTGTAACATTCTCTACATTGGTCCATTCAACCGTCTCAGGATTGTACATGATAGTCCAGTCTATAAGTGCTTTAGGATGATCTATATACTTATCTATAGAACAATCGAATGTAGCTCCTTTATAGTTACTGGCGATATACCACTTGATTAACAAGTTCTCCATCCCTATACTATAGGTGTTACTTATATCCCATAGTTTAGGTTTGTGGAAGTCCATTTCTGAGTGATAACTATCCCAAATAGCATTATCTAAGTTCCATCTAAGTTCTATATCGTCAGGTAGATCCCCCGATGAAAGGTAAAGGTCATGGTTTGTATAAAGTTTATCAATCTCATTGACTGTTAATGGACGTGAATAAATGTCATAGTTATCGATGATATAATTCACTCTACAAAGCCCTTGGGTGTAATGGAACAATGTATTACCTATAATGATCTGGTTTATTTCAGGTCTGTATAAGAATGTGCTATCATCAGGTGTGATAGAGTACTCATTGAATACAGCATTATTGATATCCAGGATGTTGTCGAAAAACGACTTAATCTTAAATTCATCTTTCTCTACTGTTATATCTGAGAATAGCACATCTTCGTCTATAAACGTCACACTGAACTTATCATTATTAGACGATAGTTCGTCAAATGAGCTAAACATTTCATTTATTCTGTTGAGTTCCATTTGACTTTGAACTGCTGTCATTGACTGAGCGTTTATAGCAAACTGTCTTAGTATCTCCGCTTTTTGCTGGGTAATCAAGTCTCTATTATCCGCTAATTTTTTTCTTAGGTCATATATGTCATTGTACTCTGAAAGGCTTTCCAATAAAACGTAATCCGTTTTTACCTGAGTAGTACCGTTTAGAATATTACCCGATTTAACGAACGATACTTTATAAGGGACTGTTATACTCTTATCGTACTCATAAGCTCTGTTATACGTAACAGAATACTCTTTATAAGAGAAAGTTACATTTAAGCTTGAATCTAAATCCCAATCGTTTTTAATGGTTTTAAAATAGATTTTTTCAGGATAAAATCTAGCTTTATTTGTAACGAATAGTTCTTCATTATCCACATAAATTCTTCTACCATTGGAATCCCATTGTACTACTATGTGGTAAGGTTGGTTAGTAGTGAATTGTTTGAAAGCTTCTAGTACATAACCACCTCTCTCGTAAATTGTCAATCTATCTTTAGATATTGTCAACGAGTGAGTAATAGCTCCACCTCGGTCATTTGTTGAGAAAATATAGTTAGGTTCAGTGAGGTTTAACAATGTTATAAAAAATGAATGAGCGTTTACAGTGCTGAATATCTCTACATCTTCAGTGTGATCGTATACTTTAATAAAGTCACTTCTTTCATCAAATCGTGCAGCTTGTTGAGTGTACAGGTCTTTTACTGATATCTTAAATACGAATCCATCTACCACTTCGAATGAATTATCCGCCTCCCAATACGTACCTGTATCGGTTGTCTTCTCTACTAATAAGACGTTCTGTACAACTTTGTAACCCGGTACGGTTTGTCCATCGATAAGGATAGACCCGTCAGTGGCAATCATACCTCCATGCGCAGATAGGTTGTTATCTTCAATGAAGTCTTCTTCATCATATGTACTATACCCCCCATTAATGTCGGGTTCAACTAATTTGACACCATTGAATGCTGAATCGTGTATGGTAGGTGTATCAATCAATAATTTGTACTCGTTCTCTGATACTCTTACAAGATTTTTCCCATCTCCTATAGCAGTAGCTTCAGTGATATTTTTACCATATAAACTTAAGGTATTCTTATAGTTAACATCAAATTGTGATAATAACTCATCTCCTCTATACGTCAATGAACACTCAGGAAGCTTTTTAGTTTTGATCTTATAATCAAAGTAATCGTTTTCCTTTTCAGTTGTAATAGTATATACTTTCCAGTCTTCGTTGTATATTCTTAGGTTAACAAAGTCTTGAAGAGTCCAAGCTGATTCGTATTTGAATTCACTATTGAACCCCACCGGGTGTATTCTATTGTGTATAGCCTTCTCGTAGACTGGTTTTGGGATCGAGCTATTGATAGTGTATGAGAACGGCTTTTTAGGGTTCATAGATGAACCTTGATACATCTCTAAAAATGTGTCGACACCATGAATGTTGGGTATATTCATCTTCTTAAAGAAAGCCATTAGGTAATTGAACAAAATAGGGATTGTTTTTTGTTGTGACACTTTTTTATGGCTCAAGAACTCATCTGAATCTATTCTACTTACAAACGTATCGATATCAATAAGATGCTCATTTACAGTATTATTGTAAACATCCTTGAAGTAATCGTAAATCTCCGGGTCATTTTCCATAGCTTCGATAAACTTATGGTAATCATAAAGATATGTTTTAATCAATTCTTTTTTGATTTCTTTAAGGTCGGTATGATATAATGATGAAAACTTAGATTCCCACATATCTTCATTGGGTTCTATCAATAGGTTAGGGTTAGCACCTAACATATAAGCATCGGCAATGTACTCAAAGAAAATCTCGAACATCTTATAAAAAAGAGCATGGTTGCTCTTTATATTATCGGGAATAATAGATTCTAATAGGAGCTTCAGTTCTTCATTATTTCTCATTTAAAGCCTTTGTGTTAAACAAATGTTACTTTATTTAACAATGGTATAGTATTTTTAATGAACCTGATATCAGGTGTTTTATATACTATATTTATCTTTTGTGCAGCTTCTTCAAAATGAGTGTCTAACAAACCTGATAGGTCATATCGATCAATAAATGTTTTACCTCGTCTGCTACCTACATATAGTTTGATCTGAATGTACTTACGCTTAGAAGTGTTGATAATCATATATCTACCAGAGATTTTCTCATTGAACATGATAGGGAACGTCATGAACTTATCTTCACTTGTATACTGTTTAAAAGCACCATCCCAGTTGACATATAACTTATTGTACATAGGGATATTTAACCCTATATTCTGTAAGAAATTGTCGGTATCTATTTGAGGTAGATTATCAGTTATTAGCTCACCTGTAGTTGTATTGAATACACGTTCATATGGGAACCCAAGGAATAGATTGATATCTGAACCGTAGTCACTTGCATATTCGTCATTTAAACATAATCCACAAGTGTTGATGTATCTATCCTCTTCACCTACAGCCCAATACTCATCATATGATACAATCGGTACCATATCCTTGTGAGTAAGAATCATATGGCTAGAAGTTTTACATGTGATACCGTTAGTGTCACCTAATATAGTATCAAGCTCTCTAATGATGTTTGACTCGTAGAACTCGCTATCAAACACTTCGTACTTATTTGTGAACAGTTCAAATAAACGTGTAGCCATCTTTTGTTTAATCTCATCGAGTATAAACGACTCGTTGATAATATCTATCTCAAAATCCACTCTCATGAATTTGGGTTGTTCATGGTGTGTTTGAATTGTAATAATTTTAAACCCTTCAAGGTCTAGTATCATATTGTCTATATCAAGGGACTCAACATACAAGTCCGTTAGATTTGAAACTGAGTAGTTTCTAGTCCATGACCCATTAGCATACCTTAACGTAGCTTCACGGATTTTGCTTGATACTGAACTGAACCATACATGTCCTAAAACAGGTGGGAATGTCTCTTCACCTCCCCATACCTGAGTCGAATCTACTAATGCGTTCTTGTTAAGAATGACCTTATAATCATCTGCTGTTACAGCTCTATAAGCAGAAGAGTGAAACAACGGAGCATGTTCTTTGATATCATCATCCGACTCTTCTTCAGTACCTTGACGCATGAGTTTTTGAAAACCGGGTAGAACATCAATATTTAACACATTTTCATCATTCAGCTTAATATCGTCTTCAGCTATACCATATGAACCACTTGATATCAAACATACTAAGTGAATGTGTGAACCTTCTGTTGGTAATCTACCCACTCCGTTATAGTTGAACTGAACACGTATATTTCTATGCTCAATGTTTCTTATTGCAGTGAAAGTGTTGTCCATTGCATCAAGTCTAGTAAGAGGTACATCGGTATTGAAGTCTCTTTTAATCCATCTCTGAGTTGACTTATAAGGGGGTTCCGAAACCCACATATCTATACCGTCTTCCTCGATTGAATCATAATCTATGTCAAAGTAATTGCCATGTATAGGAGTTAGACCTTCAATATCCGGCATTACATTGTCGTGATCGATAATATAGGCTAATCCGACATCTTCTTTATAATGGATTAGTACACCTTCTTTTACTTCGATGTCAATTATATCACCTGCACTATATCTACTT